TGTCCGAAAGATCAGATTGTCGTCGGCCTCTAGGTACACTTCCTCGCCGCTACCAAGCGCCCGAATCCACAGGTCACCCTCGCCGTCGTGGTCAATGAACGAGTTGGCGTTGTTTGAGTAGATTTTCAGATCGTTGTCGTTGCCAAGTTCAAGGGGCGTGTTGTCGTCTAAACCAAGACTGGCAGCGACGAGAGAGAGTTCGTCCTGATCCTCGTCCCAGAGCATGTAGGTGCCAGCGGTCGCCCCGAAGAACTTGACATCGTGGCCCGTGTCATCGACCCCGACAGTGAGCGTCCCCGTCTGCTGCGTGGCCCCAGCCAGCGTCGTCGTACCCGTCACAATCATCTTGTCGGCGTCTTCGTCCCACAGCCACGACTTGCCAGTAGTCGCACCAAACAGTTTGACATCGTAACCCGTATCATTTGCCCCCACAGTCAGCGTATTGCTCAACGTAACAGCACCAGTCACCGTGCCACCAGTCAACTGCAACACCCCTGGCGTCGAATTGATAAACGTCTCAACATCCGAGAAGTTCGTGTTCATTTCCGAAGCGACAATCGCAGCACCTGCGCTAAAGTCGTTCGTTACTGCCAGGGTTGCCATGCTGTTACCTCAGTCTTCTCGGCGTATAGGTAAACGCCAAAGCGTTCACTTCCCACGAATTATTTGTCACCGTCGGTCCATCGATCCTCATACTTATAGCCTTTGCTGTCCCAAGTGTCGGCAAACGCTTCACATCAGCCACAATCGCCTCAGCATCCGTTCCCCAAATCGCTATCGTCGACGACCCCACCGCCGAATCATCCCACACCGCTGTACCCCACAAGGACGACGAAGTACGACCCGCTACCTCCACCACAAACGTCTTCCTGGCCTCAGCAGTGTCGTAATCCTTGTAAATCTGCACCCCCAACGTGATCGACGACTTAGCCAACGTAATCATCCGTGGCTTCCCCCACCGCTTCTTCACAATCGCATTCTTGCCCTCCACCCACGGCGTTCGGAAATGCGAATCGATATGTACCTCTGTGGACGCCAGATAATTGTCCGTGACCCGATCATCCTCATCGTCGACATGGATCACACTGCCTGTATTCGCCACACAACCACCCATTACAACAGGATCCCCGTTCGGTGGCCGCAACGTATACAACGGGCCGGCATCAATGTCGGTCAACGTCCAGGCACCCTCATCCCCCAGCGACGGATCAAAGATCAGAGTACGCCGCACCGTCGTAGCACCCGCCAACACCCAATCAACTGATACATACAGTTTGTTGTTGCCCCAGGTCAACTGCGGCGGATTGGTGAACCCAATCCGCCCATCGTCGATAGCGGGTTGCATGCGGGAGAACAGCCACCTGAACCGTTCTCCATCGTACACATAGAGTCCGTCGTGGGCGTTCCAAAAAAACACCCCATACGGTGTCGACACAGGGGATGACAGGGGGATGCTGCCGATGCGCTGAGTCAGCGTCGTTACCTGAAACGAGTCCGAATCCCAGCCAAATATCTGATAGACACTGTTCGACTTGAAGACCAGTATGGCGTTACCGTGCGGAACCAGAGCCGTGATGTAGTCGCCGGCTTCCCCCTTGTTGATGTCCACATAGTCGTTGGCAGTCCACGTTTCAGCCGTGTCGATGTTCGACCAACGCACCCGATACTTGGATGCTGACCCCTCATAGGTTCCCCCCAACCAAACGAAATTGTTCCACACAGCAATGTATTGGGCTTTCGGCATGTGACCTGCCGCATCCCACGTTGTGCCCAAATCGGCATCCGTTGAACCATCCCACTTGAACGATGGTTTATCGTATGACACTCCGTAGGCCACATTATTGAATGTCACCCCGTACACACGCGAGCCGGCAGTACGGGCAGTGATGTTCGTCAAAGCCGTAAAGTTCCCTGACGCAGAATACGCCACAACCGTCCCGTGATTGACCATCAACTGGTTCGTGCCCGAATCGGTGTGGAACCCCCACATACCCTTCACATCGGCCCCCAGGGCCGTCACGTTGCGCCTACTGACACCCTTCCGCATGGCAATACCACCACGCGGGTCGACGGTCACGTTCAGCATGTCGGGAGATTCTGTGCTGCCCAGGTTGAACTGGTCAGCGCGCAGATTCAGCCCGCCAGAAAAAGATTCCAGAGCCTCTAATTTGAAGGCACGCGGCATCGCTACTCCCAGCCGTACCGCAGACGATTCGGAAGAATCACCTGCGAACGCCACCGAGACGCATTACGGCTGTTCAACAGCACAGGCTGCGGCGCCGGCATATCTGCAAAACGGGCCTTCAGACTATCGAACTCCTGGTTGAACAGCGAAAAGTATTGCCGACCCATCTCAGGATCTTCCTGCTGCTCATAGGCCCGCCCCAACCCGTATGTAGCGATCACGATATGGAACGGATCAGGCAGATCCGATGGCGACACAGTGTCCGCTGATCCCGCCCCAAACGCTGTCGGATTCTTGTAACCCCGCACCGTAACCGACGTTACACCAGTAGGAGTCGGATACAGTCTGACGGCTTCCGCCCAGTACGACCACCACCAGGGATCGCCCGTGCTGTCCGATTCCAGCGGATACACCACATCGCCCTCGTCGCGACCGACAAAGGTCAACACATGGTTGTCTGTCCGCAACGCATTGATCTCACGCAACCCGTTCGTAACGGATGTCCCCACTTCGGCAATCGTGTAATCCTTCTGATCCGCAACTGTCGAAAATGTCGTTTCAACTTCGTAGAAGGGCCAACGCTTCTCGTTGTAGACGATCGTGTCATAGCCTTCGCCCAGGAAACGGTTCAGAACATCGTCAGAGATGTCCTCATCGTCGATGTCGACGACGGAACGAACATAGTTCCGCATCTCCAGAATGTTCACCGTTACTCCTTATGAAACGCGCAAAGATTTTCCCCCACCCTCGGATGAGCCTTGCAGGGCTGCCCCGAAACTGTCGTTGCGGCACAACCCGCTTCTGGTACTTCATCCTGAATCGGATGAACAGCCTGAACATTGCGAGATCGTGCTATGGCATGCTCTTTCGGAGTTGCGTTCCGAAAGCCGTCCTTCGGTTCCCCGTAGGGACGCCGATTCGTGCCGTAACCTATCGCAAGTTCTCTAGCCATTATGTCTCCGCGGATAAGGCGGGGACCACCGAATGGCCTCCAACGGTGGCCCCGCCTATCCTAAAGGGGATTAACCGTTGGTGATACCGAACAGGTAACCCTGCCGAGCGCGGTTGCTGCAAGTCAAGTTGCCGTAAGACAGCAACTGCGAGAAGACCGCGTCCTGGTTGGTGGGACGCACGAACGGTGTCGGCTTGAACCAGACATCGCTATGTGCTACCAACTGCAGGTACTTAGTGTTCAGGAACATCATCTCGCCCGCAGTGCAACCGCCATCGAATGTGGTCGGGGCACCCTTGAACATGAGGTTCTGGAAGCCAGCATCCGCGACATCAGTGTCGGTGTAACGAATGTTGCTTGTCAGAAGCGCCTCATACGACTCGTAAGCCGCCTGGGTCGTGATGATGATGGTGGGCTGATCGTTGCCGACCGAAACAGTGTTGTAGACGTTTGCCATCGACTTCAAAGCCAAGACAGCGGCCTGATCTGTTTCCGTTGACTTCCACCAGGAGTTGCCCGAACCAGTCGGGTCAATCCCACCGAGTGACGTATTGGGCTTGCCAACAATCAGGTCCAGACCAATCCAGTCCTTGCTGCTGTTACCCGTTCCGTCTGCCCAAAACATGGTGTTCATGTTCTCAATGACCGTCTCCTGAGCCTGGAAGATTTTGCCTTCCAGCAGGTCGATGATCTGAGCCTCACCATTGTTCTTGGCTTCTTCGATGCCGCTGATCGTCACCGTAACCGCGTACTGCTTCCAATCGTACTCAGCGGCAGAAATGCCTGTCTGAGCCGTGATCGCAATAGTGTCGGTTCCGCTGTACGAAGCAGCAGTGCTGTTCGTGCCATAAATGATCGGCACTACGATATTCGATCCACCGCTGATACGCCGAATTGTCTGACCGTTCGTCAACGCATAGAAAAGGGGACGCGCTGAGAAGATGTTGTCAGTCAACTTCGGAATATAGTTTTTCAGCGTAGTGGAGAGAATCTCGTCAAAATTGCTGTTACCAGCCATAAAGTATTCTCACCTCGCTCTATTATCCGTGCTGTTGCTTGGCAAGGTTGAACGCTTCCCGAATCGACGAAACCTTTTTACGCACATCGGCTCCACTAACGACAGCCCCCGACTGAGTGGAATTACCACCCGCCACGGGAACACCGTTACGTTTCGCTTGGGTAACACTCTGATCAGCCTGCAGTCGCTGTGCAGCGGCGGCAACCTCACCAAAGTGCATATGAGTAAAAGCGGCCGACAGATTCGGAATCTTGTTCCGCAGAGCATGCTGATACAACGCCTGAGCGTCGAAATCACCAAACTGCTGCTTCAGCGCCATAACTTCACCTTGCAACACCTGTTGTCTGTCTACTTGCGCCTGACGATCCAACGTGGCTTCGATCTTCGCTAATCGGTGTTCGTTCGGATCCTGGTAGCCTTCCTCCCACGGTTCTAAATCCGTGTTCGGGGCTGCCTGGGTATCCGCATCGATCCCGAAAGCAGTTGATAAAGCCTGCAGAGTGTTCGCAGGATCAGCCTCCAAGGCTGCCACAATAGTCTCTGCTTGCTGTAAACGCTGACGCTCGGTTGCCAAGTCCTGTGTCTTACGGGTGTAATCCGCCTGACGTTGGTAACCATCACGAAGTTCGTTCAGGCTGACCTGATGTTCCGCACCATCAATCTTGACAGTGTGCGAACCTCCAGGTTCCGTCCCTACTTCTGCTGAACCGCTCAGATTGTCCACCTGTGTGGATCCTGACAATTCGTTGTCTTCTGGCATCTCGCCTCCTCAGAGTCCGCGAACGGTTGCTCTACATATACGAAAAGAGTGTCCCACTAGAGCGACGGGAGTTCCAAACCCATCTGGCCCTGCAACTGCGCCAGCAACTCTGGCGGAATGCCCCCCGTCGGCGCGAACACATCCGAAGGAACAGGCGCACCGCCACCACCCAGGGGGGGACCAGGGGGCGGCGGGGGCGCCAGAGGGGCGCCCTCAGGAGGCGCGCCAGCATCAGCCCCAGAGGGCGGCGGCGCAGCCTGCTGCTGCTGAATCATAAACTTTTGCGGATCCTTGATACCAAACCCTGTCTCCAAAATATGGACCGCTATCGCTGCAGGATCAACGACAGTGCCAATCAACGGGGCCACCGCATTCAGCAAACTGATCGCCTGCTGCTTACGAATCGTATCATTCATCGGCTGCGTTGAACCGGCCTCAATGGAGAAATCATACTCGCCGGCAATATCATCGCGCGTGTATTCAATAAAGATTTCTTCCCCCCCAGTTTCAATAATGCGAGCCACCTGCTGCCCCGTCATGTATTGCTGCATCAACTGGATGACACGACGGGCAATCTCACCAATCGACAACTCAACAGTTGCCAACTTGTCGGCAGCACGCGCATTCTGCGCGTCAGCGATAATCGACGCCTCCGTCGCAGTACGCCGAATCTCAGGCATAGCGCCACGCGCATACTCCGAGATACCACTAACCGTGTTGATGTCATCTTCGATCGTGGCGCTGTAATCGTAAATCTCGGGCGAAATTGGCACCTGCGGCAGCGGAACAACCATTTCATGCAACGATTTGTTCTCATCTACAACAGGAACGAACTGGCCGTCCATATCCGATTCCAGCGCCTGCCGACCCTCAGGGCCGAAACTGCGTTCATGGTACAGGTACTTGCGGGCATACCGCTTCCTGTCATTCATCAACTGCGAACGCGTCTTGTCCAACTCCAACTGCAACGACTCAATGGATTCCAGGTCGCCGATCGGATAAAAGAAATCAGGAACATCATAATTGCGAATCATAACAAACGGCTGCCCATACGCATACGGCATCGGAACAGGATCAACCAGGAACTCGTCGCTTTCCTCCGCAAAGATAGCCATCGTGTTCTCAGTCACATCGTAGTATTCCCAAATGGTGACACGCTCCTCCAAACGATCCCAGTCATGGTCATCGTCAAACGCATCCGAATACTTCGGGTTCACCCCAGCATCAGCCGTCAACCGCTTCCTCACCGAAGGCTTGTACCGCCTGTCCTTCTGAGCATCCTCCAAGGGCCGCACGATACGTTGAGCAACCCACACCATGTCATCGATGCAAGTCGCCTCAGGATCAACAAACACATCAAACGGCGACACACGCTCCGCAAACGGCTGATCCTCCACAATCGACATCTTCGTATCAGGAAGGTTCGCCAGAACCTCCTCGTTCGTCGGCAACGAATCCGCCAGATCAGGCATCTCGCCGGCAAACAAATCAACCTCAGACTGCGCCTGCTCATACATATCGGTACGTTCCGACATGCTGAGAAGCCGCTCCTGCTCCAAGAAACGCCAACCCACCTTTATCCACCCATGCCCAAAGATCAGAAAGTCTTTGACAGCGCGGCGAAACGGCGCACGAAAATCGTGATGCCGCCACAGATAATTGGCAACAGCCTCCACCTGGGCTGCACGCTGCTCATTCGCCGGCATAGTTGCTGACACCACGATCTTCGGATGATTCACAGCAACAGAAGGCGCTATGACATTGATCGTCGAAAACGCCAAATTGACCGCAATCAAATCGCGTTGCGCCATCGTCGTCATCGGCCAATGCTTCCCCCGATACAAATCTCTCATCCGCCGCCAAGTATCATCGTACCGTTCTTCCTCACGCCAACGACGCGACGTATTCAACCGCTCCTGATACGTCTCATGCAACTCGGCACGCGTCTTCTTAGCCATCAGAACGTCGCCTTCTCAGGAAGTTTCTCAATGTTGCGACCCTGCGCCGTCGCCTCAGCAAACGTCTTCCGCTCACGCTCCCTGTTGGTCAAACCCTGCTCGTCGTCGGGCAACAGCGACTGTATACCCGTACCAGCATTGATCTTGACAGTCAAC